CCCGATGGGGCTTGTTGAGGATCGCCAGCACCTTGACGACGGCGTCTGTGCCAGTCGTGCCAACGCCATTCAAGCGGACATAACGCTTGGAACCCTTGTAACCGATGCCGCCGATAACCTTGTCGTCATCAGCATCAGCGGTAACGGTCAAGGCAATCGTACCGTTCACACTGTCCGCAGCGACAATCGCAGCCGCCGACGCAGCGGTCGTCAGATCGCTGTGCTGGGCAGTGAACGTGAAGCCAGAAGCAGTGCCAGCATCAGTCACCGTCTGCGTTACGAGGACGATGGTGCAAGCATCGTATTCGCGAACATCAACCCACGACGTTGCGCCGGGGGTGGTGCCGGAAAGGGTAACGGTACCGAGCAGGACGACCTGCTTATTTGAAAGCATATCACGCATTTTTTTCTCCTACTATCTACAGGATCAACCTGTCTCAGTGGAAAGGGGCGGCGTTATTGCCGCCCCTCTTTTGTTACGCTCCGAGGCGGATCAGCTTGATCGCTTCGAAGTTAACGACATCACCGCCGACGCGCTTCGTGGTGTAGAACTCCACGTAAGGCTTGGCAGAGTAGGGGTCACGCAGCGTGCGGATGCCGAGGCGATCCACGATCTGATACGCCTCGCGCATATCGCCAACGGCGATGGAGAGCGAAGACGCAGCCGGATCGGGCATGTCCTCGAAAGCCGCGACAGGATAGCCAAGCAGCGTGGCAGGCTGGCCCGCCTGAATACCCGGCGACCAGATGTAGGCGCCATCGCTGTCCTTGGCGCGGCGAACCAGACGCGTCGTGGAGCGGTTCATGAACCAAGTCGCGTTGGCGCGGTATTGCTGCTTCAGGCCATAGAGGGCGTTGATGAGAGCATCGCCACCATCGGGAGCCGAAGCCAATGCCGCAGACGCGCCTGTGGGGAACTGCTCGATGGTTCCGGGCAGGGTCGTGCCGGAAGCATAGGTCAGGAAGCCACGGGGCTTGTTAGAGCCGTTCCCGACGACGAAAGCGTTGGCTTCGTCACGGGCAAACTTCTCAGCGACCTTTGACGCCAGCCATGCTTCCATATTGATGGAAGCATCGTCCAGAAGCTTCTGCGTAGCCTTCGGCTTGGCGTAAAGCTCATGAACCGGAATGCGCCACTTGCCAAGCGCAGGCGTACCCGTCTCAGGGCGGCTGTCTTCTTCGCCAACCCAGCCGGATGAGGCTTCGTTGAGATCGAAGAGGCCTTCGAGAGCGTCAGACGAGATCACCTGAATGCTCGCGTAAGCGCGCATGGGCGATGACTCGAACACCTTCATCACGATCCGGCCAGACAGATCAGGGTTGACGACATAGCCGCCATCCGGGTCCGTGCCGACCGAGAGCGACTTGCGCTCGTCAACCGACATGATCTCTTCGCCCTTGCGCAGGAACTTGTCGAACGCCGCTTTGTAAGCGTCCATTCCGGCAGCATTGAACGAAGGCACAGCCTCGCCACGGCGGCGGGCAAGCATACCAGCCCAATCGGAAGCCTTGGCATCCAGATCAACGCGGTCGCCCTTCTCGTCAGTCACAACGCGAGACTGGCGCTTGGAAGCGAGAGCCGCTTCGTCTGCGATGGTTTGCGCCTTGGTCAGATCGGCTTCGATGCGAGCGATCTTTTCCTCAAGCAGAGGATCGGCAACGCCCTTCTTTTCAATCTCAGCGATACGCTGATCGTTAACGCGCTTGAACTCTTCGAACGACGAATTGACGAGTTTCACGGCCTCGACGGCCTGCTTGATATCATCGGACATTGATTTTCTCCTGAAGTAATCCGATTTCCGAAATGAGAGCCGCGAGGCTCCCGGTGTCCGGCTCGGCCTTTACATCGTCCCGATGAGCGGCAAGCCCTTTGAAGCCTTCAGCCGCAATGGCTTTAGCTTCATTCTGAGAAAAGCCAGCGTCCCGCAAAGCCTTCTCAAATTCACGAATAGTCTTGATTGATTTAACCGCCGTGACTTTGGCGTCTGGCAGCATGGGGAATGTCACAAGGCTGATCTCGAAAAGATCGACCTCGGTCAATTTACGCACGCGGCCTTCAGCTTCCGGCATGGCTTCGATTGTGCGGTATCCGATGCTCATGCTGTCAATCGCGCCAGCGCGCAGCAATGCCATAGCCTCGCGGCCCTTATCGACTTCCTTTAGCAGACGGCCACGCACGAAAAGACCGCGCTCGTCTTCGTCGATCTGATCCCAGACACCGATTGGCTGGGCCATATCGTGCTGCCAGAGCATCTTGACCCGGCGTTTGCCGAGCGACTTGGAGAACGCGCCACGGGCGACGACATCCATTCCCTGATCGACCACGCCAAAGACGGATGCGTAACCCTCGAAAACGCCATCGTTGTCCGGTTCGCGCTTTAATTCGAGGGCGACTGACTGATGCTTCATTACTTTCGACCTTTCGCGCCAGATCGAATTGCAGACTGCGTAACGCTGATCTGCGTCCGGGAAGTCTGCAACAGATTCATCATCGCCCATGCAACGGTCAAGAAAATCATCACGGCCTTCGTCTGTGTGCGGCTTAGGCATGGGTGAACCCTATCATTTTTGGATTTTAATCACAACAAAGCCTCAAGATCGACCGTGAAGGCCATCGTGCACCTGCAATTAATTACATTCCCACCAGCGCCGGAAGGGTCGCCGGGATATTGCAGAAGGTCGCGTTGACCCTTGGCAGATTCAAATGCAAACACTTCATCCATGCCAACAGTCGTGCCGTCATAAGTAAGGTGATCCCAGTCATCGCCAGCCTCGATTGATCGCGTGCGTAGGTCCTGCGCCGAGAGCCATTCTTTCTTGGATGAGACGCCAGCTTTCTTTGCAGCCTGCAATGATCCGTAGTTTGCGGCGCCATGAACTTCCGTTCGCGCAATAGTTTTGGCTCTGCTTTCAGATACTTGAGGCGCTTGCTCCATAATCATGTCGGCTATCTCGTTCTGCCCAAGCCCTTCGACAAAGCCGCGAGCGATAGCGCGAATGATATTGGCACGGGTTGTCATAACGACGCCGCCGATCCGTTCTCGGATAACCTCACGCGCCAAATATTTCATGGCTTCCATGAGCATGTTCTGCGCGAAGTCTTCCTTTCTCTCCATTTCCACGCCCAGAGATTAGGCTTGCTCGAATAAACGCACGCCAAACGAAGATGCGGCAGCGACAACCATCTGCCGATAGACTTCTTCGATCTGAGACTGAAAGCCGCGCGGGATCGTGACTTCGCGGGTCATCTTCCACTGGTCAACCATTTCTCCGGTGGCTTGATAGATTTCTGTGGATATCTTAGGGACGAATTGATTTTCAAGCCGCTGCATGAGCGCGGTCTGTCTTCGCCATTCCCGCGAACGGTCCTGATCGAGCAAATAGCGAGGCATCATTCACCGTCGATCTGGGCGGCTATTCTCTTTGCCCAAGCCCTGCCGGGATCACCGCCCCACAATGCCCAAGCGATCCGGCCAGCAGACGGGTAGCCTTCCTCGTCCGGGCTCCAGCCTTGGCCCTGCTTATCGACCTCATGGCGAGCGAAATAGGAAACCATCCGCTTGATCGTGTCATCGGAAAGGTTGGCGCGGTTCGAAATGTCCCGCGCGCGTGCAACACCAATCTCGGTTCCGCCCCTGCCAAACTCTTTACGCCACGCCAGACCACGTTCGGCCTCGCGCGCCATCTCAACGGTTGGCTTGTGCTGGTGGCCTTCTGCTTTCTGCTCGATCCCATAAGCAAGCGCCGCCCAGTCTTTGGGCGTCAGTTCAGCATCGGTGGGCGAGCCAAGCGGAATTTGCGAAGCGTTGACGAGGATCACATCACCGCCAAGAATCGGCTCATAGCCTTTCATAGCGCGGCGTTCATTGATGGTTAGATCGTTGGACGCATCCGCCATCTGCCAAAGCTGTTGACGCTTTTCCGCAATCGCCGGGATGTCATCAATGTCGGCGCGGATCGTGACGCCATAAGGCGCAGCCAGCCAGTTGTTCCAGTCGTTTAGGATCGTGTTCATCAATGGGAGAACGGTGTCTTCCCAGAACGCAAGGCGGGCTTCTTTGTAATTCGAATAGGTATTGTCGCCGGGAATATTCAGCAGCAACGGAGGCACGCCAAACGCAAGAGCCACATCGCGCGCTGCGCTGAACTTCGCCTCGATGATGCCCATGTCTGTCGGGCTCAAGCCCATCTGACGCCAATCAAGCCCGCCTTCGAGAAGCATCGGGCGACCAGCGTTGCGACTGCCGGAATATTGCTCTTCGATCTGTGCTTTCAGGCGGTTGAAGTTGTCATCCGAAAGGCTCCCACCATCCTTGATAACAAGAGCGCCAGAGGGTCGCGCGCTGTTTTGCAGAAGCGCCTGCAACCACGCCATGCTTTCATTCAACTGATCGATGGCGTAGGCGCCAGCCTCGACGGGGCTCAGACCATACCAGTCATCAACAGGGTTAAACATCTTCAGGTGACGCACATCGCTATCTAGCGTGCGCGGGTCTACTTCCCACCGCACGGTTCGCCCTGCAACTGTGTAGATGTAAGCCGATGGCACGCCATTATTCGAAGGCATGATCTTCATGCGATCCGGGCGAAGCTGATAAAGCTCGCGGACTTCTTGGCCGATCTTCACGCGCTCTTCATAGCCATTGCCTGCGATTAATAGATAGCCAATCTTGGCCGTCATATAATCTGCGCCGGATTGGAGCGGGTTCGGTCGATCCAGAAGGCTGATAAGCGGATGTGCCGTTAGTTCTTGCTCGCCACGAAAGACAAGCAGCTTCACGGAGGAAATAGCTTCTGCGATCTTGTTAATCGACTGATAAGCGACGACGTTCTTGCCGTATGCCTCGCGTGCAAACTGTTCATAATTGCGCGGTGACCAAACAGGCTGGCCGGGGTTAGTCACGATGATCTTTGAGGCTGCGCTTTCTTTCACCTCACGCCCGCGAAACATTTTTAGAAAATCCATTGATGCCTCACAAAGCGCGGATAGCAGGCGCGGCTGGCGCTGCCAGAATGTCACTGATGGCAGACATTGCAGCGTCGATCATGTCATCATGCGCCGCGTTTGGAAACAATGCCGCCTCGCTGAGAAAATCGGCCAATCCCGGCAGATTACGCATAATTAACACGTTCCCGGACTGGACGAAAGGCGCAGTGTCAAAAGCCCGTGAAACCTTGTCACGATCACGCTGGATGCCGAGCATCGGGATGCCTTCACGCTTTAGTTTCTGAATCAGCCCCGTCCCGCTGACTTTATCTTCGACTTTGAAGGCTCGCAGCGTCCCTTGATTGTCAGTCGCTTTGTGCTTTGCCCAGAAAGCGCGGGCCATCGTTTCGAGTTCCGGGGCTTCCCACTTGCCACGCACCATGTCGAGTAGGACGGCCTGCCCATTTACGGTTCGCCCCCAGCATTGCATGACGGAGAAATCGTTTTGTTCTTTCGTCTTCTGCGCCGTGTCGGCGTAGATCGTGCGCCAGAGGATCGGAGGCGCGGCCTCTGCCATCTGCCACCACGCATCCTTGAAGATACCGCCGCCAAGCGGGGCAGGGCTTTGCATGTATTGCCCCGCGAAAACGTAGGGGCTAGACGCCTCAAGCCGCGCAAGCATTTCGTCAGGGAATTGTGCGGGCCAGAAAGATGATCCATCAGGCTTGCGCGCCGGGATAACGAGGTGCTCCCATTGCTCGCCTGATCCGCCGCCAAGCAGCCAGCCAGACAGATCGTCTTCGTGCAGTCTTTGCATGATGATAATGATCGGACCATCGGGCTTGTTAAGCCGGGACGCGATGGTGCTTTGATACCAGTCGATTACGTTCTGGCGCATGATAGTCGAGGACGCTTCGCCTGCCTTATGGGGATCGTCGATTATGACGGCACCCCCGAAGGTGTCGCGCATTTTCGCGGCGCCATAGCCCGTGATGCTGCCAGCCGCACCTGTAGCGTAAACGATCCCGCCCTGCGCCGTGCGAAACTCGTCCTTGGCCTTGCTATCGTCTTGGAGCGCCGTCCACGGAAAGATTTCCCGATAAACCTCCGACTGCATAATCGCTCGCACCTCGTAGGTGTTCGCGGTGGCTAGGCGCTTGGAGTAAGACGCATGGATAAACTCGCAATCTGGATAAAGCCCCATGCACCATGCGATGAAGGACTTGACGGCGATCTCGGTCTTTCCGGAGCGCGGCGGGATGTTGATGATGAGCCGGTTCGTCTTCCCGATGATAACGCGCTCAAGCGCCGAGCAGATTTCTTTTTGGTGATAGTTCGAAAGCATGTTCGAGCCCTTGCGAGCGCGAAAGATTTGTTTCGAGAACGGATAGAGCCGCGTAAGGCAGGCGGCGTGTTCGTCAGGTGTCACCGTGCACCTTATTGAGCGCATTCAT